TGGAGGGACGAGCGTGCTTGGTTGAGCCCACGGTTCAGTTCCCGTGGATCAACCTCGAAGCCCAGTCTGGTCAGAAGTTCAGCTACTACCATCTTTTCCGACGTCCCTCATTTGATAGGTGTTCACCGCCGCCTTCATCGCCTGCTTCATCTCAAGCAGTCCGAGATAGGCGTCCACGTCCTCAAGATCCCACTTCATCACTTCTGAGAGCGATCCGACTTCGTCGACGACCCTCCAGAGGCTGTACTCAGCCTCCGTCTGTTCGTCTAGTCGGCCAACCTCCCCAAGGCCAGGCCCTTCGTCCCGAAGAGCTTTTGCAAGCCATTGGTTCCTGGGGTTGCCTCGCCACCCCCGAGAAGGACGAAAGGGGTGAATTTGTTGTACTTCGCGACTTCGAAGGCCAGCATGTAGAACAGCATCGGCCCGGCGCCCACGAAGGTGAGCATCTTCTCGATGCTTTTCAGCGAGTCGAGCTGCAAGGTTGCCACCTTGGCAGCTGTCGTGTCCGATGGGAGCCATGTCACGTTGGCGAAGAGTTCGACGAAAAGCGTGTCGGTCTCCTCCAGCTCACCCAGAGCCTGCACCAGTGCAGAGGCAAGGATGTCTCCCGAGATATTCAGATCGGCGACGTCCTTGTCGCCACCTTGCCCGGCCAACAGCCCTCCGACCAGCGGTGCCAGGATCTTCATGATCTTGGCGTCCGCCTTCCGAGCTTTGAACGGGTTCATCGGTGTGAGTTGGAAGGTCTCGCCCTCCAACTCTATTTGCTTCGGCTCAAGCATCTGGATCTCCCTTCCGTTTGCTTAGGTGGTTTCTGGTCAGTTTCCAGCGATGAAGTTGGCACCCGCGCCGGTGGCGAACTTCCAAGTGTGGTTCTTCAACGCGTCGCCGTAGTCCACTTCCGGGTCCTTCACGATCCACGCCTGAGGGGCGAAGAACGTCGAAGGAGCGGCAGCGGGGCCGGACAGATCCACGATGGTCAACGGGAAGACCCCGTTGTTCGAGAGCTGGTCGGCGGCGAGAATGCCCGACAGAATCGCGTTGTACGGCGACGTCTGCTTCAGGGTGATTTCCACCTCGAAGGCGTAGGAGTTCTTGTTGATGCGGTCCACGGTGCCGTCTGAGCCCTTCTTCGATTCGAAGGCGTCGCCGGAGCGGGTGATCTTGACGAACGTGTTGTCGGCGTAGCCCGAGAGCACCGTGGCGCTGGAGGCCAGGGTGATCTTGACCTGCGACGGGTCGAATGTCCGAACGGTCTTGTCCATTTCCGGGTCTCCTTAGAACGAGAGGGTGAGGCTGACGGGCACGATGTTGACCGCACCCTGCACCCTCGCGAGGATGGTGATGCCCGGGAAGTTTCGGGTGGCCTTGTCTCCAGACGAGATCGTTGCGACCTTGGGGACGGTGACGGTGACGGAGGCCGGGTCAACGATGCCCATCGCCGCTGCGGTGGCCATTACGCCGTCGGCAACGGATTTGAGCAGGATTCCGCCTGCGTCTGTGAAGGGCACCTTTTGCGGGCTTGCCAAGACCTGGAGGTAGGCGGTCTGGAGGTTGGTATTAAGCCAGTCGATCCCGAAGGTGATGTCGATGTACTTGTAGGTGCCTCCTGCCACGTACCCACGCTCGGTGAGGTTGAGCCCTGCCACCGTCGAGAACGTATTGCAGAACTTGCCCCACGCAACGACCTTCTGACCTACGGTGATGGCATCAGGGGTGATGGCGGCAAGTTGGCGGTAGGCGGGGTTCCAGGATCCCAGGTTGAGCGGCAGTAAAAAGCCCAGCCAAGCAGCGGACGCGCTCTCGTGGGGCGTTGTGGCTGCGTGGTACGTGACCATGGTGTAGTTGTACAGAAGCGCGGAGACCTGCGAGGCTGCGTCGGAAGTTCCCGATGCCAAGATCGCAGCATCCGGGGAGTCCGTGAAGAACGGGCGGTGCGCCGTTTCAGCCCACGCAGCGATCTGCAGTTGTTCTGTGATCGGCGTGGCGGGCGTGATCGGGACGACCACGAAGCCGTACCAATTCGGATCCTCGGCTTGGATGGCGGTCAACGCAGCGGCCCAGTCGGCGTCGGGCGCCGCGTCGGGGGAAACCGTGCGGCGCCCGACGACAAAGCGCTGCACGCTAGGGTTCTGCGAAAGCAGTGCTTGGGCGTAGAGGTACACATCATCGGTGGGCAGCCAGCCGTCGGCCCGAAGACCGGCCAGAGAGACGTAGACCTTGGTGCGCCCGGTGAAGCTGGTGACTTTCGTGGAGTTGAACTGCGCCGCGATCATCGGGATGCTGAACGACACCTGCGAAGGGACGATGCTTCCGAGTTGGATACTGACCGGAATGATTTGGTCGAGTGCGGTGGCCATGGTGTCTCCTTACTGAACTTCGGAGGTGGGGACGGCTTCGTCGAACGGAGCGGCCACGACTTCGGCAGCGGGTGCTTCGACGGAGGTTTCCACCTTCGCCAGGGTGCTGTCGACCGCGCGCTCGGCAATCTGTTCGCCGACGTTTGCGACGACGCCCAGGGCGACTTCCGCGAGAGCTGCACCGGGCTCGCCCAGGGACGCCTCGATCGCAGGCTTCGAAGCCTGGAGAGCCAGATCCACGGCGCCCACGGCTGCCTTTTCGGCCTCGGGAACGACCTTGGCGGCTTCGTCGATGGCCAGTCTTTCGAACTTGGCGATGACCTCCCCCAGCCCGTGCTTGATACGGTCGATAGCTCCGTCGGGTCCGGCGCTACGGCCAAACAATTCGGTAGCGAAGTGAAGCTCGGCTTTGAGGGCGGACCAGCCGCCGACTATGATGTTGCTCATTTAGTGCCCCAGGGTTGTTACGAGTTGAGCGGTGGCGACGGACGGTGTGGCGTCTGTCGTGTAGTTGTTCACAGTGAACGATGGTTGCCACCGCTTTTCCCGAATGAACTGCGTCTCAGTCGAGAGGTAGGGGAGCGAAATGATCTGGTCCGATGCACGAAGAATACCAACTCCTGCCGTCTGGAACAGGGCCTGCGTGCTTTGCAGCTCCAGACTCTCTCGGATGGCACGCAGGAGGTCTCCGGTGCCGCGGACTTCCCAGAAAACCGGCTTCACGATGTAGCTGTAGTTCACGCCCTCGCCGGTCGTGTCTTGCACCACATCCGCCCTTCCAAAGGGCTGCCAGTCGTTGTCGTCCTCGATCGCCAAGTACGTGCCGGTGGTCGGAGGCGATGCGTTCAAATACGCCTGAATCACCACGGTGCCGTTCGGCACTACGGAGACGACCCAGTCGTGCAGGAACTTGTAAAGCTGCTGGCCGGTCATTCGCGCAACTCCGCGACGTAAAGCCAGTGCTGGTTCAGACCAGCGTTGTGGTAGTTCTCCTGAATCAGTTCGTAGTTCTTCGAGCCCCACACAACGGTGTCGCCCTTGGCGATGCTGTCGGAGGCGCTGCCTGTCCTGAGCGCGCGATCGGAGTAGACCTTGACCTTGCCGACGCCCTGGCGTCCGATCTGGAGCGCCACCAGATCCCTGTTCGACGCTGGTTGGATGTCGCCGACGAACGGAACACTGGTGGGCGTGCCGTCCACGGGCTGACCGTCCACCCATGTGATCGTTGGGCGCGTGGCCACGAGACTCTTGGGGAACATTATCATTGGCCATCCCAGACTGGACGCTCGACGAGGGCGGACATCTGGACCTTGGAGGTCGTGGTGTCGCGCATCTGCCGGGTGTCCACAAGGGGCTGGTCGGAATAGTTCCCGTTCGTGTACCTGCGAATGAGCGTCGAGTCGGAGAGCGCGGGCCAGTTGTTCTCACCGTCGAACACACGATCGAACCGCGTGCGCCAAAACGAGCCCAGGTTGTGCAGCACGATCTCTGGTTTCTTCCCGTGGAGCAGCCCTCGGTACTCGCTGGAGGCCAGTACCACAAGCTGCCTGCGGAAGTCAGGATTGCGAAACGCCGTGCGGTGCACGGGGCGCGCAGGGATCATGCGCTCGTACGAACCGGTCTCGTGGACCAGCGCGATGCTGGCCACGTTCATTCGCCAGTTGGCTGCGATCGAGCCCTTCGCCCGGCGCACGAGCTTCGGGCGGGTGCCCTCGGCAGCGTGCCAGCCGACCGTCGCGCAGCGATCGCGAAGACCTTGGAGGCGCCCCTGCAGTTCTCGCAGCGCCGTGTCGTTCACGACGGTGTGCGTGTGGACGACGCGGATCATCCGGGAGCGTCCCACATCTGGTAATTCCAATCACCGGCGGAGGCAGGTCTCCCAGCTACGGTGATTGGGAGAAACGTGGCATCGGCGAGGCCCATGAGCTGTCGGCCCCACACGGTCTGGTTCAGGTCGGGATCAACCCACCCTGGCTTGCGGGCGTTCGAACTGTCGGAGAACCGAGCCTCAGTGTCGCCCTCTTTCTTCGAGATGAGTGCGCCTGCTTCGCCCAAGGATCGCGTGGCGTCGAGCTGCATCATGTGCATCGCCATCAGTGCGATGGCCAGGGCGTAGGTGTTGTCGGTGGCCCAGGAGGTCGGGCTCACCGGTGCGATCAGATCGGTAGCGAGAGCGATGTACGTGGACACGCCAGCGTTCGCGGCGAACGCCGGGTTTCGAACGGTGATGATGTCCAGTGCGGTCACGTCTGCGCTCCTCAGCTAGGCTTCTTGTTGAACTTCTCCATCCGGGTCATGATCGCCGCGCGAACGTCACTGCGATCATCCAGCTCTTTCCACTCCTTCAGCACGTTGGAGTCGTGGGTGTCTTCGATGATCTCGGAAACACGCTTGGCGTCGAAGTCCTTGATGGTGGCGAACCGCTTGACAGGCTTGCCATCCTTCTTTTCTTCGATCTCCAGGACCTTCAGGGTGCCGTTCTCCAGCAGACCCTTGGCGTACCACGAAACACCCTCGTGGATGTCGCCAGGGCCGTACTTGGCCTTCTCGACGTCGTCGGGCTTGCGGGTGGTGTCCTTCCAGACATCCAGGTCGATCGTGGAGTGCCCCGGAGGGAACTTGACCGCGTGGGACTGGGAAATCTCGGTGGGGACCACGATGACGTTGCGGTCTTTGGTCGTGTTGTGGATGATGATCTTCATCTTTGCAGTCTCCCGATGCTTGGATGGAAAGAGGGCGCGGAGATGTCTCCGCGCCCGAGTGCCTTAAATGCCGTCGGCGTAGGCGATCGACAAAGGATAGTACGAAATCACGCCTGCAGTGCGAGCATAGCAGGGGATCTTGTAGACCATGCCTTCCAGCTGCGGTGCGAACGACTCGAACGCGATGGGCAGCTCCAAACGGAGATGCTCAGGATCCTTGACGTACACGACGGCGCGGTTGGATGCCGTCTGACCGGCAGGAATGTTGCCAGTTGTGCCGATGTTCACCGACTCGTTGATCCAGTCGATCTCGGTCAGACCGAGAAGCGCCAGATTCTCCTTGAGGTATGCAAGCACAGTCTTGTCGTTGTAAGTGCCGGTGCGAAGACCTGCCAAGCGGTTGAATTCCACGCGAGGCAGAAGCAGCGTATTGGGCATTTCCTTGCCGTTGGTGGCAACGTGGACAGCGGTAAGCATACCCGTGACGTCGGCGATGATCTGGTCTGGGGTCTTGGTGGACCACAGAGTCGAAGAGCCGGTACCGACAGCGGGGACTGTGTAGGTCGTCACGCCGGGATACTTCAGCAGGCCGTAGATGCCAACCTTCGCGTCGCCGTACCAAGCCTTGTCGTCGATGAATTCGTTGATCGACCGCTCGGCAGCCATGGCACTGCGCTGATCCAGAGGAATGCCGGCCATCTGGGCCCGACGGATTTCCTGGATCGAGTAGGTGTACTGGACGCCGATACCTTCGATGTTGAAGGTCTTTTCCGAGCCGTAGGTGTTCGCGGCCGGAAAGTCGGAGGCGTAGTCCGAGACCCACTTCGCTTCGCCAACCACGTCGTAGTAGCGAATCTTGATGGACTCTGCTCCCGGAGGGGCTTCCGCCGACACCGGGATGAACTGCGCAGCCCGAAGGGGCTTGTGCTTGACTTCCAGCTGCTGGCGCTGGATGTAGGTTAGCTGGAGCTGGAAGAAGGCGGCTTCTCCGGCGTCCAGGTGGTTCAGAGAGTCGACGCGCTGGCCCTTGAAGGGCTTGGTTGCGGCGACCTTGAGCTGGTCGAGAGTCATTTCGTCAATGTTCATTGGTCATTCCTCCGATCAGGCGTCCAGCGCAACAGGGGCCTTCATGACGTCGAGGTCGGCGAGACCTCCCGACGCTGCCGAAGTCCTGAAGCGGTAAGCGGTGGCAAGGTTGCCGCCGGACACGTTGGTCCAGAAGCCGTTGGTGGCGTCCCAGCAGGCCTGGTCACCGGAGAGCACGGCGGCGTTGACGGCCACCTGGAGCTTGCCGACGCGCAGCACGTTGACGACCGACTGGTAGTCAGCCAGGGCCTGGCCGATGTACTCGCGGTGCGAGTGGACGGAGACGCCCAGCAGAAGCACGCCAGCAGACGTGGTCACGGTGACGGTGGCCTGCGAAGCGCCGCCGGTCACGGTGCCCGACGCAGAGGCCGAAGCCGCCTTGTTGGTGATCGTGATGGTGCGAGTCGCGAAGATGCCGGACGCCAAGGTGTTGGGCAGGGCGTTGAGGGCAGCGACCAAGTTGGTGAAGGTGGTGGTGTCGTCGGTGGCGAACGGTACCGAGTAGGCAGTTCCGTTGACCGTGCCGGCGATGGTGTTGCCGGTGACGAAGGCGGCCGAGAGCACAAAGGTGAGCGAGTCGGCCTTGGCGTTGAAGCCAGTGTCGTCGATACCCTTTGCAACGAACACCGGGGCGCCGAAGGCGATACCGGCGGTGTCGCCAACGACGACGGTGCCGTCGATGAAGTCTTCACCGTTGATGAGCAATCCCGCGAAGCCGCGGTCGAGCTTTCCGTATGCAGGCATGGGTTATTCCTCTCTCTTCCAGGCGTTTTGAAGCGAATCGTCGCGCTTGCGGTAGGCTGCGGTCAATGCGTTGACTGCCCCCGTCAAGACGCCGTCGTTGTGGGAATTTCCGCCTGGTTCGTTGGCAGGAACGTGGTTTTTGACGTGGGTGTACGCGCTGTCGGCGCGAGCGGCCACGTAGTCGTCGGACATGCCTTCCATCGAGTCGGCGGTCTCCAGCGCGATGATGGCGAGCTGAATGTCCCGATCGGAATGGGCGTCTTCGACCTTGGCGCCGACTTCGGCGGCCTTGACGATCAAACCGACGCGGCTGTCGACGGACTTCTTGATCCGTTCGGCGGTGTCCTTACCCGAGGCCTCGTACTTGGCTGCCCAAGCGTCGACCTGGGTCTTCAGGGAGTCGAGTTCGCCCTTCTTGGCGTCCATCTCTCCTTCGAGATCCTTGATCTTCTGCTTGGCGTCCGTGACTTCTTCCTCGGACTTCAGCAACTTCTTGCGGTCTTCGGTCAGAGCGTCGATGTGGGAGGCAATGGCCTCGGGCACTTCGAACTCGGTGCCGCTGTCCAGTCGGACCTTGGCCATGTGCTCTCCCTTCGTAGGGGTCTTGGTGGTGGAATCTTGGACCGGCATCGCGCCGTCCATGCGCAGCCTCGCCGCGTCGCCTGCTCGGCCTTCCGACACGAGCGCGACGTGGTTGTAGCGAATGTTCTTCTGCCTGTGGGTGTACTGCGTGCCGTGGAAGTTCCCGCGCTCGGGAACCAGGTTGCAGTTGTAGCCACAGGAGAGGGCGATCTTCCCGCCCTCGATGGCTGCCACAGCGTCCTGGCGCTGGGCGACGACGCCGATCGTTACGTGGTAGGCGTCGTGGGTCGGTGTATGGACCGTGCCGACCCCGAGGGCCTGCACGGAGTTCGCGTCGACACCGTTCGAATGGTGGTCAATGGTCAACGGCTTGCCGTTGAGCGATGCGAGCGACTCCGGGTCGAACACGTCATCAGGATGCCGCAACTCGTAGCGGAGGGTCCCGTCGTCGTTCTGGTAGGGGAAGACGCCGATGTTCGTGGCAACAGCGCGACCCACGAGGAATCCCTCGGGCGTGCGCTCCATTTTCACGGTCTGCCAATCACGATC